GTATTTCCCAACGATAAATGTTGGCTCTAGAGGCTCACACCAAATCATTTTCCCGTCAATAAACAAATCTCCCGCTTTATTTTGCGTGACAGTACCATCTTGAGACATTCTTATTCCTCCCAACTATTTGATACTACAGTAGCCCCATTTGTCTCATACCATTTAACAGATTGCTGCAGGTTAGGCAACGTGTGACTGATCATAGCAATTTTCAAAGTCGATTCAGGTTCCTGTAATGATTCGACAATATCCACATTCACATGATTTCCATTCCATACAGGCTTTATCTCCGAAAGCGTGACCTTGCCATTTGAATCTGTCAGTTCATTCTTTACAAAGTATCGGCTATTTTCATCTTCTATAGCCTTTTTATAAGCACCTGCAAGGCTTGATGGTACTTTCAAGGTTAAAACTGCTTCGTAGAAGTCTTTCATGGTCACCCTCCTTTTATTTTTTCAATTTTTTAATGATATCATCCAGCATTTGGTCCCATTTCTGTGAAGCCGTTGGAAAAAGCTCATACATCATTTTTCTCGAATCTTCATTAGCCACAGTTTCAAACATGTGGGCAAAAAACTCTGATTCTTGTTTGCCGGATGTTTTCCAATATTTCAAACCATGACCAGAACCTAACGGACCTTCAATAAATCCACCTGTGGATTCCATAATGTCCGATAAATTAGAGTACTTATACGGGTTTTCTTCGGCAAGCTTTTTATACTTGCGGACGATGTCGCTTTGTTGGAAAATAGTTAATTTTTTCGGGTTTTTCACTTTCTGATGATCTTTTCCATTAGCAGCTTCTAGATCACTATTGAACAGATTTAATAAATCGTCTTTGATTGACTTTTTGATCTTGTAACCTGGAATTGCTGAAATATTATCAAAGTCACTATCTAATATTTCAACACTCTTACTATCAATAAAATGCCCCAATTCGTGATAAACAGTTTGCATAGGCTTATTATCGTGACTGCCTTTAAACGCTTTTTCAGACAACTGAATAATATTGCCTTGTCTGTAGCTTCTATCGTTAGATAATGCGTTGAAGGATAATTGATCTCCTAATTCGAGGAGCAGTGTTTTTACACGTTCATCAGGGATTGAATTGAAGCTTTCCAAGAAGGATGAATAATTCTCACTTCCGACCATTTCTTTCATATTTGTTTTTCCGAAAACGTTGGCTTGCTTAGTATTCAGTTGCTGAACATTTTCTTTGCTGTCCAACCATTCCTGATAATTCTTATAGGCTGAAACTTCACCAGTTTCATTATCACGCCTCAGTTTCGGCTCATAGCCTTTGATCACATTGATTGTACGGCACCGACAGTTGCAATCCTCACTAGCAATACCGAACATATGCGGTTGCAAAGCCTTTAAGCCACCAACCTCAAAGTACTCATCAATTGCTCGGATTTGGCCATCCAATTTTCGATGGTTATTACGAGTGTCACCATCTAATGTTGATACCCATTTTTTCTCGGCTTTTATTCCAAGTTCTTTGGCATGTTGTTGGGACTGCTGACGAGTGACACTTGTGACACGTCCTGATTCCGTTCGAGCGATATTCATGGCCCTTCTGTAATTGGCACCACCGATTTCAGCAATTTGGGAAGCCATTTTTTGAGTTGACCACCCTTTGCTAAAGCCCCTTGTAAGCACTCTGTTAAGGTTCTTCTTCATCTTGGTAGAATTACCCTTTAATCGAGTTGAAAGCTTTCTACCTGCAACTGGCGTATTGATTATGGTAGTGATTTGCTTTTCTGTCAGCATAGCAAATGAAAGAGGTATTTTCTCGCTCATCTCAAACTCGTAAAACAGTTCGTTATATGCAGTGCCTGCATCATGAGTCAAAAAATCAAATATGCTTGTTTGTTGATCACCTTCAAGCTGATTCGCTTTCGCATACAGTTGACTACGAATAGACTCAAGACGCTCCTTTTGAAGCTTTTTACTGAATTTATCGTCTTTTTCAATTTGGTCGGCTAAGGCAATAATTTCTTGAGTAATTTCATTTGCTAAATCTTTGTACAATGCTTGCAGCTCTTGATTGATATTTGATTCGGACTTATTGAGTAGAGATTCTATTTCCTTCTGGTACTTCGACACCTGGAATCACTTCCTCTTCATAGTCTTGTTCATCCATCAGCTTTTGGATTTCTTCATAATCAAGATCAAAGACTTCGCAAATGTATTTGAGTACTGTTTCATCATCCAAGCGGACTGCAGCATTCAAGATATTGTCAATTTCGATTTGTTTGCGCTCTGCTTTGGTCTTCTCACGTTCCTCGACTTCCGTCTCATCAATCATAGTGTCACGAGTGATTATGATTTCAAGGTCAGATGTATCATATGCAGTATTATGGCGCTGATTGATATCCGCAACGATCAATTCGAGCATTTGTTTGATAATCTTTCGCAAGCGGATCTCTGCTTTATTACACTTTAGGTCAAGTAAGGTGTATCTGGACTGTATAACCACATTAGTAACATTGCCATCACCGACCTGTGACGAATCAAATCCCATGCCAAACTTCTAGATACCGTCTTTGTCAACCGTCAATTTGGCTTTACGAGCCTCAACGGGGATATTGACAGTATGGACATCAAGACCGCCGTTATCCCCAACACCAACTGCTCCACGCGATCGTAGGTTATTGATCAACTGTTCATAGCCGTCACCATTAAAGCCTTTGACAGCAAAAAATGGCTGATCAAAGTCCTGTAAGTTATTGGACAATGCGCAGGCCATTAAATCGTAATCATCAATCAGTGGTTTGATTGGATCCAAATCAGTGGTTTGATATTTGTTGTTGTCATATCGGAGATAAGGAATAAAATCTGATACGCCAAGTGCGTTACCAATCGATCGACCATATACCTCTTTGGTTTCAGGATTCAACCTGGTGTCGTGATACAAAGGATTGACTTCTACCTTAGGATCAAGCTTAAAGCTTTGTAGATAGCCACCCTCACTGATGAAATACCATACTTTCTCACTGTCCCACAACTCAGATCGAGTAACACGTACCGTTTTGCCATCTTGATAGATGTCAGTATCGTAATAGCGGATAATAGCAATCAAATTGTAATCTGCATCATAGATTTCGATTACTTTTAGGCTATCAGCCACTTGGAAAGACAAGCGATCCTCACCTAACTTCGTATAAACGAATTCATAACCCTTTTGACTTCCCCCTTCGACTAATTCTTGCAACATCAACTGGAAATCCTCGTCAATGTACTGATCAAGTAATTCTTGCAGTCCTTTTTGCTCTGTATTGATTTCAACAGGATTTGACAACAAGTATTGGACCTTTTGATCAATAAGCTCTGTCAAATAGCCATGCGGTATTTTGATATTGCTTCTTGATGTTTCTTCATGTACTTTGCCTTCATTGTCCATATAGAACAATCGGAAGTGCAAAATATCATGTTTGTATTTATAATAATCAACACCCTTACGCATTTTGCGCTTATAGCTTGCTGTACGATCTGAATTCACAGCTCGTTGTACTGCAGATGCTAAAATCTTGGGATCTTGAGATAAAAAATATTTTGGATCCAAGAAGAATCACTCCTTTCACTTATATGCTAGTTGGTATATTAATAAAGCCAGTCTCGACCTTTCACCATAGTATCTGCAATACCTGTAATTGAGTCTGGTGCATCATCATGAGCATTTTTGCCTTCACGCTGATAAGTGGTCATTGCTTCGTAGAAATCTGGCCATCGAATCGCCCAATCTTCTGGGTAATAAACATTGTTCTCAACCCAAGCACTATTAGATAAGATCCGCGATTGTTTGTTTGCTGATTGGTGGAAATCTTCCCAATACGCTCCGTAATAACCGATTTCTTTTGCTTTCCTTTCAGAATTCCGTTTAAAGCCTCGACCGCCATTATTACCTTCGATACGTACTTGATTAACTTTATTTCTAGCAATCATGTTCGCATGAGCATTCTCCGTAATCTCCATCGGTTCCTTCGTATAAAGCACATCGATTATATAGGCCTTGTGATCGGACGTTTCTGCCCAAACAGGAGAGGATAAATAATCGGCTCCTTTATCTGCAGTATCCGTATAATTCCAGATTTTGATAATATCGTCCGGCAACTTGTCATAAGTCTGAAATTTCTGATAAAGTCTGCCTTTCAAGTCAATTGGTTCTTGCTGGTAGTTGGCGGATGCAATATCCAATCCCATTGTTTTGGTCTTTCGGATATATTCATCTTTAGTCAACACTTCATCACACAACATCTGATCATTCACATCATCATATGCCTTCATGTTGATGTGTTTGACACGATATCCGCT